TAATAGCTTTCTTATTTCATAGGGCAAAAATCCTGTGGCAAGTGTGCCAGCCCCTAATGCCGCCCCTTGAGCTAATTTATTTTTCTTAATTTTATTGTACTTCTCACGCCTTAATAAGTCAGGGTGTTTATTTCCTGCTTGTGCGAGAAATTCTTCTTCTTGCAATAATTTATCAGCAAATTCTTTAGGTCGTACAGTCTGAACGCCACGTTTATTTTTACCAAGCAACCCGTTAATCACTGGGCTATCAAGGTACGGGGCTACTTCATTGGCATAATCAACACGCGATTGCTGATATCCTGCGCCATGTTCTTTGACTCCGGCTTTCTCAAAACTTTCTGAAATCTTTTTGAGTAACCTATTTTTAAGCTTCAATGCCTCTGAATATACATCAGCTTCAAGGCTTCCTTCTTTAGAACGTGAGTACTTGGACACGATTTTATTTAAATCACTCTGTGCTTTGTGAGCGTTAGAAAGTGTCGGAGCCTCATTAAACTTTTCCAATCCGTAAGCAAGTTTTCCTTCTCCGGCCTTCTTCAATAATTTAATATTGCCTTTTTCGGCTTTGAGAAACTTGTTTGCTCCGCCCTTTTCACCAGCTTGTAAATGACTTGTGAACCGTTCATTGAAGTGCTGGCCAAGTCGCCCTACTTCTTCTTGAATATTTTTAGCTATGCTCTTAGAGCCAAGTGATTTAGCAAAGTTGTACGCTGCTGGCAACGCATAGCCAGCGGTTCCTGCGATAGAACCAATAGCACCACCAAGGCCGCGATTCTCTTCATTTGCTGCTGCTCCTTCCAAAGCACCACCAGCACCACCAGCCAATAATTTGCCAATAAGAGGCAATTGTTTGCCAGCACGCAAAGCTTGATATCCTTTTCCAGCGAGTTGTGCGGCTTTCATACCAACCCCACCAGGTAGCGCAAATCCTGCTCCAACCTGTCCTATAGTCCGTCCAATAGACTCACCTAATGAATCAGATTCTTTATCTAATAAATGCGGATGAGGAACATGAGGCAACTTATGACCAGACAATTTTTCAATGCCGGAAATCGGCCAATTAATTGCTGATGCCCCCATATCCCCCAGAGCTTGGCCACCACCTTTCAAGACTCCTTTGGCATAATGTCCATAGCCTTGTAGGGCTGATTTCAAAAAGCCTGGTTCTTCTTCTTGCTGTGGTTGAGCCGAAGGTTTTTGCGCTTGAGCACCTTGAGCAATCTTCATCAGCTCTTCATTAGAGTATTTTGAGAAATCGATATCAGCCATTATTGTTGCCCCGCTGCTTGTCGTCTTTGTAATTCTGCTAATGCCTGATCAGGGGTAATTTCTACCTTCTTCGCTGGATGTAATATAGTGCGTATCTCTTGCTTAAGAGCTATTGGATCGAGCATCTTATCAGCCGCAATTTTCGCCTGCAGTGGACTAAGGCCAGAATTACGCATGTAATCAGCTTCAAGCTCAGCACGTTTACTAAGCATGGTAGTTAAAAAGGTCAACGCCTCAGCCTTACCTTTCATCATGTCTAAGCTGTCACCAGGGTTAGGCTTCATGTTGTTAAGTAATGCCTGTTCCCCTACTCTGAATTGTCCGGCAAAATCTTTCGCACTATCCTTGATGATGTTGCCCATATAGGTTTGTGCTTTACCGACCATATCTTGTTGTGCTTTAGTTCCGAATTTCGCGTACCATCCAAGTTCATGTTGTCCTAATGCTGGATTTCTACGCATAGCTTCAAATTCATCACTGCCTAACATGCCATTTAATTCTTTAAATGTATCAAGCTTGCTAGAACTGCTTAAAACAATATCTTCAAGTGCTGAAATTTTTCTAGCATCTTGTTTGCTTAATTCTTTGCCTTGTTCAGATAAACCATGTACGCCCGTATCGATATTTCCGAATGGAGTAATTGCCATGTATTTACCGTTAGCATCAACTACGTGCGGCTTACCTAATCCTAAAAGTTGCATTGCAGTTGCGGCTTTGGCATAATCCATCCCCTGATTTTGGGGTTGTTGTGGTTGCTCTTGCTGGGGCTGTTGCATTTGTTGCCCTTGAGGAAACATACCACCGCCTTGACCTGGTTGTGGTGCTGGCTGTCCTTGTTGACCGCCCATTTGCCCACCTGGTTGACCTTGGCCGCCATTCATTTGACCACCACCGCCCATAAGCTGCTCACGAATCATTTGTAATAAGCGTGCTTTCTGTGCTCCGGCTTGTGCTTCGGCAATCTGAGCTTTCATCTTTTCAGGCATGTATTGATTTTCTATGCGAGCACCTTTTGTCTGCTCACCTAAAAGACCTGTACGAGCACTCGCTTCACCAGTTTGCGCACCACGTAGGCCAATTTTAGACTCCATATCTTTGCCATAATATTCATTGAAGAGTTTATTTTTCTTCAATTCTTCTTCAAGACCTGGCTTTAAAAACTTTGCTTTAGTCATATCGGTATAACCACCTAATAACTTTCCGATCAAATCGTTATAAGGCGAGTGCTGAGGCTCAATACCAGCGTAATTTGTGAATGTAAATGACATTAGTTAGCCCCTTAAATGTTGCCGAACATGCCCCAAGGGTTAAATCCAGCCAAAGACCCAGCGGCATTAAATGCGCCGCCGAATAAGTCATTTTGGTTCTGGTTCTTTTGTCGCTGCCCTTGAAATGCTAAGTTACCTTGTTGCGCTAGGGTTTGGGCAATAGTATCGGACATGCTTTGACCTGCTTGCTGTCCTTGATTCGCCATCCCTTGCGAGCCGTTTAGTCCCTGGCCATACATACCTAATGCTTTGTCCATCCAGTTATTGTATTCCTGGTTGCCAAGGTCGGTTGCCATTTGCATGTTTTGCTGTTCGTGCTGAGGACTTCCCGCCATACCACCGGCTGCCGCTGCGTGATTACCACCCTGCATTGCCTGTTGCATTGCGAACTTAAATCCTGGGGACTCTTGAAATGACTTGCCGATATCATTCATACGACCACCTGGGTCATTCATCAGCTTGCTGTATTGGTCTTGAAGTCCAGGTAATTGATTCTTACCCGCGTCAAAATAGGGTTGTTGATATTGCTGCGTTTGCCCTGGAATCTGGTTAAGATAGGGCATTGCTGCGTCTGCGGGGTTTTTACCTCCGCCAAATAAATTGCTTAACCAGCTCATAATTCATCCTTGAATCATACATAGGCCAAAGTTCGCCAAGTCGCCGTTACAATGTTCGGCGGCATAGCACCATCATACGTTATAACAAATTGTTTTGACACTTTGTTAGTATAGTCAAATACCGTTTGTCCGCTAATATCTGGTATATTTTGAGGCAATGGGCCACCAATTAATGGTGTATAAATTGCCTGTATATTAGCTATATTAGCAGCAGTTAATCGCGGGAACAAAATACCTTCGTTCTTAAAGTTTTCTTGCAATGCCTGAAACAGGGAAGACAAGCCTAAAGACCATAAAGGGCTAAAATCACCGGACTTATCTAAGACAGGTGATTCCCTTGGTAAGTCGGGGAATATGGCCTGTAAATTACTCATACTTGGCATCGCGCTTATCTCCTTGCGTTTATAATTCCGTCTGTAATTACGAAACGTCCCAATCCCCAGAATTTAAACTGCGGTACGAAATCATTTGATATTCCAATTTGCCACCACATAACACGGTTTTTTCTATGACCTATTGCGGGCAGGTAGTATGCCCATTCATTACCGAATGTTGCGCCACCGTCTGTTGATATAGATAAATCAATGTGTGGTAAAGATAGGTTTGATGTTCCAGTATTGGCGCGTTGCTGGGCGATTAGAATTGCAGTGGAACCCTCCGCATTTTGTTGGCTAGTAAGGTATATACCGTCTTGAGAAACAATTTGATTACCGCTTTGAGTAATGAACCCAAGAAATGAGCCTTGTGTAATTAATTGATTACCTGCTTGAGTAATTAATATAATTTCACCCAAATCTTGCTGCTGGTAATCTGTTTCCCCTGACTCAACCGTAAAGCCTAAATCATTAATAATCTGGTAGTCCTGGTCAGGGGCGCGTGTGTTAGAACACGTTCTGATTCTTGGGATTTCATTTATAATTCGGTCGTTCTTGGTATCAACATCCTCATAAGTCGTAATCGTTGTATCAAATACGAACAGATTTCCATTGTTTTTAGTAATGAAATAGTACTGATTGTTGAAGAACGCAACCTCTGAGGCAATGAAGTAATTTAAGTTCTGGTCGCAAGCATGGTAGAACTTGTCATTAGTGAAGTCGTAAAATAGAGATAGATTATCGCTATAAAAATTAATGTGGTAAAACAAATGACCATCTTGGCGATATAGGAATCCTTGTGAATCCGCTGGGTCTTCCAGGGTAGAAAAAAGATAATCAATACCGTCAGTAGTAATCTTTTTAGGCATTCCCCCATCAGAATATACAATAATTGGGCCAGATTTCTCGTTCTGAGCGAGCCACACCACAAACTCGTCCATATAAGCAACAGTAGCAGGTTGTAAGCATCCATAGTCAATATTAAATTGGTTGTTGCGTTGATAAGGGAATAATTGCGCGCCAGTATCAAACCAGGCTTCGGTTACAATACTGCCCATCACAAATATCATATTACCTTTAGACGGGAAGCGTACAACGGCTTTTACGTTGTCAGGTTTTGTTTGTAGCAAACCAATGCTGGCACTGTCTGAGTTCCAAGTATAGCCGTCATTTTGACCTGATAAACGCCAGGTGTTGTTGGCAGGTGGCGAATAAAATGTATCGTTGCTCGCTGCCAGGATAAAATAGGTATCATGGAAGGTCAGGTAGCCAGGGGTAAAGTTCAAAGGAACGGCTTCAAATGTCGCGTGACCCATAGGAGGGTTTGGGTCATAGACATAAAACGCCGTGCCATCAGATATACCAAGCTGCGGCTTATTATTTTCAGAGATGTACACCACACCAGTAGTTGTTTGGAGTGTGCCAATACGAAATACTTGAAAAGATGTGACGGACTCAGAGGATTGCGAATAGTTAATTTGGACTAAAAATACCCCATTACCTTCAACTACAACTAACTCACCGAATTTCGTACTTGTGAATATGCAACGCCCTTCAATGGCATTTAGGAAGTTAGCAGCCGTAATACCGATACTATAGCCCGCATAAGGAACCATAAAAGTATCGGAAATGAACATATTGTAAGTTTTCTCAATGCTAATCTTGGGGTATCGCCCGAAGATGCTTGAGCCTACAATATTTAATGGAAACTGTTTAAAGTTCTGGCCACGGGCTACCATCTACTGTCCCTATATTAATTTGGTTAAATGAAGCAGTAATGCGCTTATGGATGTGACAACAGTACCGATTATCCATGTATATTGGCCGCTTAACTTCGCCTCGTTATCTTTGTATTTCTGATCGTAATGCTCTAATAATTTTTCTAGCTGCCTAAGTCTGACCTCATGGTCTATAAGGTTCGGCTCCATAACTAACCCCTTAAGAAGGTCGCCAGCCCCTGCCGATGTTAACGTCACCCCAGTTCACGCCACCTGCATTTTCAGCGCATAGGATTGATGTTTTTATAACCGTGAGG